TACGGAACTTTCTCAACTGGAATTAATATTAAAAATCTTCACAATGTAATTTTTGCATCTCCTAGTAAGTCTAGGGTGAGAAATCTTCAATCAATTGGTAGAGTTCTAAGGAAAGGTAAAAAGAAAAACAAAGCTACTCTTTATGATATTGCAGATGAAACCACCTACAAATCTCAAAAAAATTATACTTTAAATCATCTTATTGAAAGAGTTAAAATTTATAATGAAGAAAATTTTAATTATGAGATTGTTCCAATTAATATGAAACACAAATGAAATGTTGGCACTGTGATACTGAACTAATATGGGGAGGTGATAATGATTGTGACTATACAGAAGAGTATAGTTTTGTCACTAACTTACACTGTCCTAAATGCGATTCTTATGTAGAAGTTTATTATCCCAAAAAAGATAGAGGTTGTTGGCAATGAAACAAACTGAAACTAGATGGACTGTTGATGGAAATCAATATGCTCCTGATTTACATAAAAAACCTACTGAAAATTTAGAGACACTTATGAAAGCATTAACTGAGATGCTAGATGATACAAGTCAAGAGAATAAAGAAACAGTAGCTTATCTTTTAGGTTGTAGAGATATTGTTGATTATCTGAGAACAGGAAAACTGCCAGGTGAAAAAAATT